GTGCCATCGCCAAATTCAAGGGTATCATTGTCCCCCAATGCTAAGTCCTCGGTGTCTATCGTTAGATCGCCCGTTAGGGTGACGTCAAGCCCTGATAAGGTTACGGTAGAAGCACCGGCATCAAACAAAGCGTAAGCGCTCGCCCCCAGGAATATCTTTAAGTCAACGTCCTGCGCCGGATCTCCTATGGTGACTTGATCTGTAGCCAAAGTTAGTATTTTGCCCGCAGGAATACACCCTACATTCTCCTCAAACCATGTAATTTTATCTGTAGCCTGATGTTTGCTTATATTATTTTGATTTTTCTCTCTGTTCCCCATTTAACACCTCCATGTTAATAGTGGCGGTGATTAAGCCCGCCGCCAGGCTATTTATTAAGCTGTGACTACGTAAGCGCCATCGCTGATTGGTATGTAGGTCAAGGCCCAGCTTGTTGAGCCCTCGGCCGCAGCAGCAATAAAGTCAATAGTGCCGGCCGTGACGACAAGCGGTTGCATTATATTTACAACAGCCCCGCCGTACGTCATTGCGGTAGAAACAACGCCTGTAATACCCAGTAAATCTCCCGCTACGGGAGTATTTATATCCAGGTTTCCACAGATTGAAGTCGTAGTGCCCGCCGTTGGATTGACGCTCCATGAACAGTTATTTGCTCCTGATTCTGTCACAATCTTACCTACCAGAGAGGTTATCATCACCTCTCCAACCACCGTGAAATACGGTGTCGTAGCGGCAGCATGGGTAGCTGTAGCCCGGTCAACTTTAATGCCGAGTTGTAACCGCCTTAATGCCATACCGTCTTTTAATGTTCTTCCAGCCATGATTTACCTCCTATGAATTTACTATTTATGTATGGGTTTTACGTTCCCATACTTCATACTTCGCGGGCTTAAAATCGCCCTGTTTAGTGGAGGAGCGGGCATGGACTTCCGCTCCTTTCGTTTATTCTTTAACCGTTTTGGAATTGTCATACTATACCGGTATCGCCGTCGGCATGACAGCTTTCATGTACCTGGGCTCGCTGAGAATAGCTACCGCGCTGATAATGCCAGCCGTGCCGGCTGCGCTCAATACAGGCGTAATGAACTGATATTGAGTGCCCGAGATACATAAGTCCTCAGCGTCAATCTCAATAACGTACATGCCGCTAAGTATGGAAGCCTCGACAAAAGTCAAAGCAGCCGAAGTCGCAGGAGTACCTAATGTGTCAGCCCCTGCAGCAGCAATATCAGCGGAACTAATGCGGTATGTGAATGTTATTGCCGCATCAGTACCAGCGTCAGCCGTTGCCCCATAGATAGTTAGCACACCGGCGCCTGCACATGACGCACTACCTGTTATTATGATGGTGCAGTGGTTGTAGTTGGCCATGTTGATTGAGTCCATGGTCATGCCGGCGTTGTAGTTGTCCGCCAGCGGCGCAATTATGGGTACTATTCCGTGTGTTTCTGAAAATCTTGCAGTATTTGCCATTTCTTAACCTCCTATATTATTTCCTTAATTTAAGTCCTCGTGCTGGACAGTACGATAAACGGGCTAAGAGTGGCAGAGCCGCGTTTCGGGGTAATGTAGGTCAGCCAGGAGGGTTGCCCATCATACCTCAGCACGAACCTGAAGGCGGTTTCATCCGTGGCAAACCGTACATGGATCGAAGAGGCCACATCGGGAGTGCCTCCACTTTTCTGTCCGATGATGTACTGGCTGAAATCGACCAAACCGATGTCCCCAGCCGTGCCCAGGGCCTGCATTTTCTCGGTGTAGATTAAAGGTTTGCCCATTAATGTCTCATAGGGATTGCCTGAAATCCCGCCGGCAGGCATCCAGACTAAGGCGCCGCCCGTATTGATGGTCAGACTCATCTGGAAGAGCTGCGGGAAGCATTCGATATTGGCTACCCAGACAGCATTGGCCTGCCCGGCCGGGTACATCCTGGCCCACATCTTGGCAATGTTCTCAGCCACGATGGTTGCCGCACCCTGCCCTGTTTCCGCAGTTACCGCAATCCTCGCGGGGTTGGCCGAACTGAATGCCCCCAGGGGCTGGTTGACGCCGGTGCCGTTCAAAAAGTCGTCGTCCTCGACGAAGGCAATCGCCTGGGAGAACTTGCGCGTCAGGTAGGCCTCTAGTGCTACCGCGGAGTCGCTTAGAAGCTCGTCCGACACATAGCAAAGACCCGTTACCTTGTGAAGGGTAAGCGCCACACGCGCAAACGCCGGATTGGTTGAAGTCTTGGTTCCGCCCTCGCCGGGCCGGTAGATTGTTATTCCGCCGAAGTAGTTGGTTGAATGATCCGCGTCCGCGTCAGCCGGAATTACTAATCTGTTGGATGCCATGGGCTGAATCGAAGCCCTGGGGCGCACAATAGAGGCCTCCAATGACTTCTCCAGTATCCTGGCGCTGAATTCCTCCGGGACCAAGTATCCGCCCGCGTTCATGTCGCCCTCAGCCATATAGGTGTCCTTGGTCACGTTGGCCCACGTCTTCAAGGTGTCGCTGATCTCGTGGTTGGCGTCCGCCCGGAGAACATCACTGAAGAAATGCCCCGCTGATTTAAACCCGCCTCTCTTTGAGGAGAGTATCTTGTCCTCAGGCGAATTAACCAGATTGATGTCATCGGAGCCTGGGACAAATCTTTTGTCCATTTCCTTGTCCTGTTTAGCCTTGGATGCCTCCACTGCCTTGATAGCAGTTTCATCCATCATTACGGCTAATTCTTCTTTTGTTATTTCCATTTAATACCTCCGTAAAATTTCCCCACAAAAAAAGCCCGCATCTACGGGCTCTAAAACTCCGGGTAATATTAAGTTTTATTGAATTGATTTTGCTACAGCTTGATTGATGATAAGTTTACGCTCATCATCCGATATCTTAACGGGGATGTCGCACCCCGGAACGCGCCTGATTTTCTCCGCCAGTTTCTTTAGTGATTTTTTATTTTCTTCACTAAAATCACCCTTTTCGATAATCTCCGAAATATAATCTAATTCATCTGTGATTTCGCACTGGCTGATTTCTTTCTTTTGGTGAACTTCTTCTATGGGCTTCTCGTCCATTGTTGGCAAACTCTTAGATGTTTCTAAAATAATGCCCTCAATCGGTGCCTCTAAATCAAGCATAGAATATACAAGGCAAACAGACTTCCCGTGTTCCTTGATCCACTCCTTGGCCTTCTCCATGGTCCAGCCCTTCTCCTTGGAGAATAAATAGGTCATGACCTTTTTGCAGGTCCCACAGTAGATAGCTTTAATCCCCTTCTCGTTGGATATTAAAATAGTCCTGATCCTGTGCCCCTCGTGGTCGCCGCTGTCTACGGGTATCCTGAGATAATCGTCGGTCTCTTCGGGTTTGGTTATCCCCTCCTCCTCACCCTGCCCTGGCCTTTCCGCCCTCCTCATCTGCCCGCCACACTTGGGACACTTTAAATCTTTGCAATGCTCATCGGATTCTATTTTATGTCCACATTTAATACACTCGCAGGTATATGATTTTTCTTCGGTCAGGTCAACAATCTCGGCATCTTCAAATATGCCCTTTAGTGATTTAACGCTCACGCCGATTTTATCAGCGGCGTTCCTTAATGCGTCCGGGTTAGAAGGCACGGGCACCGCCGAGAGCTCCAATAGTTCCTGTCTGGTGTAGGTCCGCCTGGGCGTCTTTACGCCGTCGCCCTCAATCACGCCGTCGGGGTCGGGTATGAAACCCACCGAGGTCGCCCTTAAAAACCCGCCCTGATACAGTTTATAAATGGTGTCAGCGAACTCGTAGGTATCTTTGTCCGCAAACTCAATATCAAAAATCAAATTCCCCTGCCTTTTATGTACGTTTACAGCTTTTCCGATAGGAGGCTGCGAATAGTCATGCGCCCACATAAAGACGGGGTTTTTCTTGTAATTATCAAGGTCCCAGCCCGAAACCTTGATGACTTCCCCGTCACGGTCTAAGGTCTCAGTCGAGCCGGTAAACCTCAAAACCCTGTCCTCTACCTGCTTGACTTCAAAGTTAAATAATTTACGAATCGTATCCATAATTACCTCCTAAATCACAGGGGCGGTGGCGCACACGCAGTTAGGGTGTTTCGGTGGTTCTTCGTCCCCCACATTGAATATTTGTCCCTTTAATTCCTCACATTGCTCTTTGCACGGATTGGGCCCTGTGATCCACTCCCACTGTTTAATGCCCGCCGCCCTGTATCTGTCCGTGGCGGCCTTGTTGGACGCCTTTAAGGTCTCGGTGCGCGCTATCCTCTCGGCCCGCCAGTCCTCGTAACCCTTAAATATCTCTTTAACACGCTTGGTAAGGTCAGCGATATCCTCGCCGTTCTGTAATCCCTCATTAAGTGTCCTTCTTAGATCAAACATGGTCACATCGTCCAGCCCCATTCCGTCAGGACGGTTAATCAGTTCCCCGGCATGATTAAGTATCCAGCTCTCAGCGTCCGGGGTGATGTTGTATAAAGGAAGATTAGGATTGAGCAACCTGTCGGTATCCCTGGCCGATAGTTCATAAATAGCAATTAAAGCCGGGATTAAAAGTAATAACCAGCCTTTCTTTGACTTTTCCTTATCGAATAACTCGCCCTGTGGTTCTCCCAGGTTATCAATAACCTCCTCTTCTTGCTCCTGCCAGTGCTTTCTAGCTGCCTCTTCGAGCAGTTTCTTACGCTGGTCTACGCTTTTTAAAGTCGCCTCCCAGTAGGTTAGTTTCCACCCTTCGGGTAATGATTTGGATTTAGGTTGTTCTTTTGGCGCAATTTCAATTTTTTTATCCGCAGGTGTAGGAATTAAATTCAACGGTATTAAAAACACCTCTCCGCTCGGTTTCGGGTCCCAGCCCTGGAGTTGACGGGCTTCGTTAATCGTTATATATCCCGCCCTCATGCCTGATTCAGCTTGAGAAATCTTCTGTTCGGTAGTTTGCGGGACAACCTCGTCAAAGTCCAGTTCAAGATTCTGCGCGTTGTGGAACATAGGTATTAACTGTTCATTTAATTTATTTTTAATACGGTTTAGACGGGGCTTAACCAGCCACCTAGCAAAAGTGTATTCCCCAGCCTCGGCGTTGGCCTTGTTGACGTTTTCCGTAATCCCCATCACGGAAAGCGGCATCCCGTAAGCGCCCAAAATATTATCCCGATTTAAAAGCCTCAGAGATTTAAAATCCATGTCTTTGGCGTTGATGGCTATTTGCTGGTACTTCCCGCCGCCCTCTAAAAGTGCTATCTTATGGGCTCTGCTGACTCCCTCGTGCCTTTCAGCCCACTGTTTCTTTAAGCGGTCAAACTGCTCCTCGCTCAAAGTGCCGTCAAAGGTTATCAGCCCGTCCGGCCGCGCTGAATTGTAAAAGAAATTCCGATTCCACTTGCCGGAGTACAGTTCCGAGTCCAGGTCAACCGCTAAGGCCTGCACCGGGCCCAGCCCTCTGTAGGGATTCGAGGGATTCGGTAATTTGTGGTGGATAACTTCCTCTTTAGTTAAAGGTATCTTCTGGTTTCCTATTTGGTAAATATATCCCGCCACGAACTCCTTTTGGGAAGGGATGACGCTCATCTTCTCGGGAGGAGCTATCCACATCTCCTGCGGCTCGCCTAACCTGTTTTTGTTGATTACCCAAAAGCACTCCCCGGTCAGCCCCATGTATAATTGATGAAGTTCGATAAACTCCTGGCAGGTCTGAAAGGGATTTACAAAATCCATTAAATTGATAATGGGATGCTTGTAAACTAGCGTCCTCTCGCCCTTTACATTAACCGAGTACAGCCTCCACTTGCCCTCGGACACGCCCTCGGCGATCCTCGAAACGACAGCAAAAAGCCAACCTACCTGAGAATAACATTCCAAGAATCCAGCCAAGTTCCTGCTGGGTGGCTCCGCCTGATTATAGTTCAAAATATAAGGCGTGCGGGGCTGTTTAAATTCTTTTGGCTTAAAAAGTCTATCTAAAATACTCATTTGACAAACTTACTCCAAAGTGTTACACTATTTATATGAAGATTTATATACATAAATGCCTCCGATGTAATCACAAATGGGCGAGTAAAAACCACCACCCTTTACGTTGCGCTAAGTGCAAAACGCCCTATTGGAACAAGGAACGCAAATGCCAGAAGTAGGTGAAATTAAATACGGTCACGAAATCGGTATCAAAAACGGCGATAAGTATATTTACCGTAAATGTATCTTATGCGGTAAACCTGCATATAGAACTGTACGCGCCATTAATGCTGGAAAATCTGTTAAATGTAGATCATGCCTTAAACGTGAATGGGGATTACCAATAAAAAAACAAACCCTTGCCCGATATAAACAAATATTCGGTGATAGTGTAAAATGTGGCGACGAAATAGGAATGAGCCGTAACAATTTTTACTTCAACCATATTTGTATTGATTGTGGCAAATTACACAAAGTAAGAATATTATTTTGCGAACCCATTAGCCAGAGATGCAAACAATGTGGCATTAAGGCAAGTGTGGCAACCCGTAAAACTGAAGAGTGGCAAGCTAACCATCTTGGCGCCAATAGTAATGGGTGGAAAGGTGGTAGATGGCGAATCAAAGAAGGTTATATAAGGATCACTCTCTCTAAAGATGACCCGCTTTATTCAATGTGTAATAAAGGTGGTAATGTATTTGAACATCAAGTTATAATAGCGCGACATCTTAATCGTTGCCTAACAAAAGATGAGATCGTTCACCATAAAAACGGAGTTAAAGATGATAACCGCTTAGAAAATCTAGAACTAACTGCAAACGGCAAACATTCTAAAGATCATAGCAAAGGTTATCAAGATGGCTACACTAAAGGTTATGAACAAGGATTAAAAGAA